GTCAGCTGGGTATAGAGATATGGATCATTTTCTAACAAGTGCATTTCATCCTCAAATGGCTGGAACTTGTACAAGTGTAAGTGCTATTTTTGCAGCTATTGCTTATTATTTTAACATAATGTTTGGAATAGTACTTCCAGTAGGTATTGGTATTGTACTTCTTTTTGGACTTGAATTCTATACAGGACTTAAAGCTTCTAAAAAAGAAGGGTATAAGTTTGATTCTGAACTTTTTGGAAAAGGTTGGTTTAAGTTATTTGTTTATATGCTCATGATAGGAATATCACATGCAATGGCAACTAATATAAAAATAAAACCTATATTTGGAATGACATTTAATATTTATGAATGGCTGCATTATGCTTTTTATAACTATGTAATTATTAATTTAATCTGGTCTAATCTAGAAAATTTTAAAAGATTAGGGTGGACTGAATACTTACCTATACTTAAACATTTGTCTAAGTATATTAAAGATGAACCAATAAAACCAATAGATGATGAAAGAAAAAACAATTAAAGAAAGATGGAATGGCAAAACACCGAAGTTCTGGAAAAAGGTGCAAAGGTGGGCCATTATTACAGGAGCAGTTGCGGGAGCAATTATAGCTGCACCAGTTGCATTACCAGTAGCCGTTATAACAACAGCTACTTATATTGCAGCAATTAGTGCAACAGTGGCAACAACTTCGCAATTAACAATTGATAATTCTAATACCATTGTAAACCCATAAATAATATATAATGTCTAAGAAAGAAAAAAAAGTAGAAGACTTTGAGGTAGAAGTAAAAACCAAAAAAGTAAACGTAAAAGCTAAGAAAGAAGGAGCAAAAGTAGATGTAATAGTTGATACTCCTAAAGTTGATGTTGAGATACATAAAGATGAAGAAAAGAAAGAGTTTAAACTAGACAGTGAAAAACTTGATGTTAATGTAATTAAAACAGAGGAAGGTACAACAGTTAATATTGATGCTGAAAATTCTGCATTAAAAAGAGTAGGGAATTGGCTTGCTAAATTTTACACTAAAAAATTCAATAAAACAAAATGAGTTTTCTTGATTTAAAAAAAATAAAACAAGTTCCATTATCTGAAACTCAGTATCTTAAATCTGAGACTAAAAAACTTCAGATTGTTTTACATCATACTGCAGGTAATTCTTCTGCACCTGGTACAATTAAAATGTGGAATGCAGATGATAGAGGTCGTATTGCTACATCCATAGTTATATCTGGTAAAGGATTATCTAAAGATACATTTGATGGAGAAATTTGTCAAGCATTTTCATCTAAATATTGGGCACACCATTTAGGTATTAAACCAGATGTGTTTCGATCTATGGGAGTTCCATATAAATTAATTGATCCACTAGCAATAGGCATAGAGATATGCAATTGGGGCCCATTAACATTTAAAAATGAGAAGTATTATAATTATATAAACAGAGAAGTTCCTATAGACCAAGTATGCAAATTGGATAGACCATATAAAGGACATCTTTATTATCATGCATACACTGATGCTCAAATAGAATCTGTAAAACAATTATTACTTTACTGGAATAAAATATGGGGTATTCCACTTATATATAATGAAGATGATATGTGGAAAGTATCTAAAAATGCCCTTACTGCTGTCCCTGGAGTATATACGCATAATTCTTATAGAAAGGATAAATCAGATATTTCTCCACAACCAAAAATGATAGCAATGCTTAAAACATTAAAGTGATGAAATTTAGAAACTCTTGGAAATCATCTGCCAAACAATGGGATAAGATAATGATTAGAATTAGATTATCATCATTAGATATATTCACATTTGAAATGGACATATCAAGAAACTTTTATCTATTAACCATATTAAATTTGACAATTAAAAATAGATAATTATCTACTTCTCTAGATATATAGAAATCCAGGTACTTTGTATACCTGGATTTTTTTGTTTAAATATATCTTGTTTAAACTTTTCTTGTATATTTGTGTAAACTAAAAATATATAAAAATGGAAAATCAATCTCAAGAAAAGGTATTTACACCCGAAGAACTAGAAATGAAAAGAAAAGAAATGCTTAATTTCTATAACGAGTCAAAGCCTTATTTAACAGCACAGTTAGAACATGAACAATTACTTTTTCAAATTGATGAAATAAGATTTAAAAGAACAACTGTTCAAATGCAGTATGCTATGTTAATGAATCAAATGGAAAATCCAGATCAATCTGAAGATGATAATTCTGACTTTCCAAAGTCAGAGGAAATCCCATCTGCAAGAAAGCTTAAAAAACAATAAAAATGGCTTTAGTAAATCAAGTACAGAAAAAAGTAGTAATGTCTAAAAAAGATATTATTAAATATCAGATACTTACTCATTGTTATATTAATAAAATATCATTGAGTGATTCTGATTTAGAGTGCTTGACTTTGCTTAGTACTATAGGACCAATTGAATTATCAAGTTTTTGTTTTGAAGCATCAGATGAACATTTAATTTTTAAGTCAGAACAAACCGTTAGAAACTGCATAAATAAATGTGAGAAAAGTGGATTGGTTGTAAAAGATCCAAAAAATAAAAAGGTAATCAGTGTCAATCCTAATTTACAAATACAAACTGAAGGGAACATTCTTTTAGATTATAAATTTCTTGGAAGATGATTCCTAAAAAATCTACACAGTTATTCAAAGAGTTAGCAGAAGAACAAAATGTTCCTTTAGAACTTATACAAGATTTGATAGAAGAGTATTATAAGAATGTAAGAAGTAATTTAACAAGTCTTAGTCATCCTAGAATAAATGTTGAAGGATTAGGTCAATTTGTTGCAAGGCCAGGCTTAATTAAAAAATCAATTCAGAGATACAAAAAAGCATTATCTGCTCATGATACATCAACCTTTAAAGCATACTACAACAAAAAAATGCTTGAAGAAAAAGTTGAAAGCCTTGAGAAAATTGATAAAAAATTAGATGAATCAGAATTGAAAAAAGAACAATTTAAAAAAAATAAAAATGAAAAGTACACTTAAATTAATTTGGGAAAATAGAAAACAAATTATAGAAGGTATTACTAATAGTGTTGTAAGAGATGAAACTGTAGAAGAAATATCTAAACTAAGATATGCTATCTGTAATGAATGTTCAAGTAAAGGGAAAAAGTGTGCAGTAAAAGGCACAGCTCCTTGTTGCAATGAATGTGGGTGCTCACTCACATTTAAAACTAGATCATTATCATCTGAGTGTCCACTTGGTAAATGGCAAGCTGTTGCTACAGAGGAAGAAGAAACTAAACTTGATGAACTATGAGTATTTTCTTTAATGCAATAGATCATAGTTATAAGAGTTTAACTACTGAACCTGAAATAACATGGTATAGCGTGACTACTGTAGTATCATCACTAAAGAAATCTTTTGATGCAAAAAAGACTGCTCAAAAAGTTAGTAAGAATACTAAGTCTAAATGGTACGGAATAGAACCTAAGATTATTGAAGAGATCTGGGCAAATGAAGCTAAGAGAGCTGTAAACTTAGGTACTTGGTATCATAACCAAAGAGAAGCTGACTTATGTTCTTTATCATCAATAGAAAGAGAAGGTACCATAGTTCCAATCTTTGCACCATTACCTTTAAAAGATGGTATAAAATATGCACCATCACAAAAACTAGAACCGGGTGTTTATCCAGAGCATATGGTTTATCTTAAATCTGCAGGCATCTGTGGACAATCAGATCTCGTAGAAGTAGTCAATGGTAGAGTGAATATTATTGATTACAAAACAAATAAAGAAATTAAGATGGAGTCATTCAAGGACTGGGAGGGAATCTCAGAGAAGATGCTCCATCCTATTTCTAATTTAGATGATTGTAATTTTAATCATTACTCATTACAACTTAGTATTTATATGTATATGATATTAAAGCATAATCCTAAGTTATTACCAGGAACAATATACATTCACCATATTGTATTTGAAACTGAGGGTAAAGATAAATGGGGATATCCTATTGCAAAATTAGATTTAAATGGAGAACCTATTGTAAAAGATGTTAACTTAATACCCGTACCATATTTATATGATGAAGTAATTGCGGTAATAAATCATATAAAAGACAACCCAAATTTTATAAAAAAGAAATAAAATGTTTGCTAAACTATTTGATATTCAGAATGGTGTTGTTGTTCCAACAGAACATTGTTATACATTAAAAGCACTTAAAGATGTAATGGATGAATATCCAGATGATTACTTAAAAATATATTTGTATTTATTCTATATGTGTTGTCCAAATCCAGATATGAATCCTTTTTTCTTTGTTCCAGAACAGGATAAGGAGTTTATTATTCTAAAAGAGATTGAGGCAGAGTTCTCTACTGAAGATGAGGTAATCTTTACAGCATTAAAGTTTTGTGAAAAAATGTATGAAACACCTACATCTAGAGCATATAAAGGTATTGCAACTATGTTAGATAGATTAGGTAGATATATGGAAAATACTCCTATTACACATGGAAGAGATGGTAACTTTAATTCTTTAATTGCTGCAGCTAAAAACTATGATGCAATTAGAGCTTCATTTAAAGGAGCCTATAAAGATCTTCAAGAAGAACAATCAAGTAAAGTAAGGGGTGGACAAGGACTAGCATATGACATGTAATGAGTGAAATTTATCAAGACATACCAACCTATGATAATGGAAATTGGGTAACAACCAGTTTTGAATCTAGAGATGAATTTAAACAGTTCATACTTAATGAAGTATTTAGTGAACCTGGAAAATATAAATTCAATAAAACTACAAGTGAATTATTTACTTCAGAGTCTACAAAGTTTAGAAGAGACGGGGTATATTGTACATCTCCTTTTAAATCTAAAGACTATATAGCATATTGGGATGAACAAAAAACTAGATGTAGAAAAGGTTTATTAATTAAAGAAGGAAATCTTACATGGTATGTATGCAGAGAATACTATATGTGGTTAAACTTTTTACCAATCTTTGATAAAGAACAACAGAAGTTTGATTTTGCCAAGATTAGAGATGCACAGTACCATATGGCATTATATGAACTTTTAGCAGAGTTAGCTTATAAACATGTAGCTATTCTAAAGAAAAGACAGATTGCTTCTTCTTATTATCATATGGGTAAGCTTATAAATCAGCAATGGTTTGAGGCTGGGGTAACACTTAAGATTGGTGCAAGTCTCAAAGACTACATTAATGAAAAAGGATCCTGGAAGTTTTTGCAGGAATATGCTGCTTTCTTAAATGAACATACTGCATGGTATAGACCAATGTCTCCAGACAAAGTCATGATGTGGCAACAGAAGATTGAAGTAAGAAAAGGAGATAGAAAAAATGAAGTTGGTCTTAAAGGAACTATACAAGGTATGTCATTTGAGAAAGATCCAACAAATGGTGTAGGGGGACCAGTTAAATACTTTTTTCATGAGGAGGCCGGTATTGCACCAAAGATGGATCAAACATATGAGTATATGAGACCAGCAATGAGATCTGGTTTAATGACAACAGGTATGTTCATAGCTGCAGGATCAGTAGGTGATTTAGGTCAATGTCTTCCATTAAAAGATATGATTCTAAATCCAACAGCTAAAGATATTTATGCTGTAGAAACAGATTTAATAGATGACAAAGGTACAACAGGTCTCTCAGGTTTATTTATTCCTGAGCAATGGTCTATGCCTCCACATATTGATGAGCATGGTAATTCACTTGTAGAAGATGCATTAAATGCACTTAATGACCAGTTTAAACTTTGGAAAGATGAACTTGCACCAGAAGAATATCAATTAAGAATCTCTCAGCACCCAAGAAATATACATGAAGCTTTTGCAAACAGAACTGTATCTGTTTTTCCAACTCACCTGTTAGCTGCTCAGCAAAGAAGAATAGAAGAAAAAGAATATGGTGTTGAGTATCTAGATATCTTTACAGATGAGCATGGCAAACCTGCTGTAAAAACAAGTAATAAAAGACCTATATCAGAGTTTCCAATAAATAAAAAGACAGAGGATAAAACTAGTTGTCTTGCTGTATGGGAAAGACCAATAGACAATCCTAAATTTGGAATGTATTATGCATCTATTGACCCTGTTGGTGAAGGTAAGACAACAACTTCAGAATCCCTATGCTCTATATATGTTATGAAAGCTTCTATAGAAGTAAATAAAGAAGTAGCTGGAGAAGTAGAAACATATATAGAACAAAGTAAAATAGTAGCGGCATGGTGTGGTAGATATGATGATATTAATAAAACTCACCAAATGCTTGAGTTAATTATGGAATGGTATAATGCATGGACAGTTGTAGAGAATAACATTTCATTATTTATACAGTATATAATATCAAGAAGGAAGCAAAGATATCTTGTACCTAAAAGTCAAATTCTTTTCTTAAAAGATTTAGGAGCAAATGCAAACGTGTATCAGGAGTATGGATGGAAAAACACCGGTACATTATTTAAAGCTCACTTACTTAGTTATGCTATTGAGTTTACTAAAGAAGAATTAGATGTAGAAACAAAACCGGATGGTACAATAGTAAAAACAAAATATGGCATAGAAAGAATTCCAGATCCTATGCTAATAAGAGAAATGCAAGAATATAGAGATGGTCTTAACGTGGATAGACTAGTATCATTTGCAGCATTGGTTTCTTTTATGAAAATACAAGACTCTAACAGAGGATATTTAAAAAGACATATTAGTGATGATGCTTCTAAAAACTTGCAAAAGTCAGAAAATTTGTTTAAATTAAATAAGAGTCCGTTCCGTAATATTGGAACCAACTCTTCTTTTAATCCAAATAGTATTAAAAGATCACCATTCAAAAACTTTAAATAAGAGTTATGCAGGTATATAATGCAATGCAATTAAAGAAAGGAGCAAAAGTTGAACACAACCGATTGGGTAGTGTAACTCAACCTTTACAATTTCTTCCTAAAAAAGACAAGGATGAAGAATGGGCTGCTTGGAATTTAGATTGGTTAGAATGGCAAGGATTAAAACAAATTCGTAGAAATGCCAGGAGATTAATGAAAAATTATAAGTTAGCAAAAGGTGTTATAGATAGAACAGATTATATTGTTGAAGAGGATAATGAATATAGAGACATTATTGAGTCACTTACAAAAGAAGATTCTTCAGCACTAGAATTAAAGTTTTATCCTATTATTCCAAATGTTATTAATGTTCTTGTAGCTGAATTTGCCAAGAGATCTACTAAATTAAATTACAGAGCTGTTGATGATATTTCATATAATGAAATGTTAGAACAAAAAAGATCCATGATTGAAGAAACACTTATGGCAGATGCTCAAACAAAAATTATTTCTGCTTTGCTTGAACAAGGATTAGATCCAAATTCTGAAGAAGCACAACAACAGTTATCTCCAGAGAATATCAAATCTTTACCGGAAATTGAAAAGTTTTTTCAAAAGGATTACAGATCAATGATAGAGCAATGGGCATCTCATCAGCACAAAGTAGATGTGGAAAGATTTAGAATGGATGAGCTTGAAGAAAGAGGTTTTAGAGATATGTTAATTACAGACCGAGAGTTCTGGCACTTCAGAATGATGGAAGATGATTATGAAGTAGAGCTTTGGAATCCTGTTATTACATTCTATCATAAGTCTCCAGATAACAGATATATTTCACAAGCTAATTGGGTTGGTAAAACAGATATGTATACACCATCAGATGTAATTGATAAGTATGGATATTTAATGGATGAAGATCAACTAGCTGCTTTAGAAGCAATTTATCCAATTAGATCTGCTGCCTATAATATTGGAGGTTTACAGAATGATGGGTCTTTCTATGATGGAACAAAGTCACATGACTGGAATACAAATATGCCATCATTAGCATATAGACAGTATACTTCATTTATGTCAGGAAATGTATTAGATGGTTCTGATATTATTACACAGATACTTGCTGAAGGAGAAGATTATGTTGATCAAGGTACTGCTTATCTATTAAGAATAACAACAGGATACTGGAAGTCTCAGAAGAAAGTTGGACACTTAACTAAAGTAAATGATCTTGGTGAAGTAACAACAGAAATAATTAGTGAAGATTACAGTATAACAGATAAGCCACTTTATGACACTAGATTATTTAAGAATAAAACAAAAGATAATCTAATATTTGGAGAACACATAGATTGGATCTGGATTAATGAGGTTTGGGGAGGTATTAAAATTGGACCAAATATTCCTTCTTACTGGGGTATGAATAATCCTGGAGGGTTTACACCTATCTATATAGGAGTTAATAGACCTAAGATTGGACCATTAAAGTTTCAGTTTAAAGGTGATAGCTCATTATATGGATGTAAATTACCAGTAGAAGGATCAGTATTCTCTGATAGAAATACAAGATCTACTGCACTTATTGACTTAATGAAGCCATATCAGATTGGATATAACATTGTAAATAATCAGATTGCAGATATCTTGGTAGATGAACTTGGTACTATCATTATGCTGGATCAAAATACTTTACCAAGACATTCATTAGGAGAAGATTGGGGTAAAGGAAACTTGGCTAAAGCATATGTAGCAATGAAGAACTTTCAGATGTTGCCATTAGATACATCTATTACAAATACAGAGAATGCATTAAACTTCCAACATTTTCAAAAACTTGATCTATCTCAGACAGAAAGATTGATGTCTAGGGTACAACTTGCTACACACTTTAAGTCTCAGGCTTATGAAGTAATTGGAGTTAACCCACAAAGAATGGGTCAAGAGTTATCTAAAATGACAGCTACAGGTGTAGAGCAAGCTGCCGCATCATCATATGCTCAAACGGAAATGTATTTTATTCAGCATTGTGATTACTTGATGCCAAGAGTACATCAGATGAGAACTGACTTAGCACAATTCTATCATTCTACTAAACCATCTACAAGGCTTACATATGTTACTGAGTTAGATGAGAAAGTAACTTTTCAAGTAGATGGTACAGATCTTTTAATGAGAGATCTAAATATCTTCTGCAGTACAAATGCAAATCATAGAGCTATTCTAGAACAATTGAAACAAATGGCATTACAGAATAATACTACCGGGGCTTCTATTTATGACCTAGGTAAACTTATTCAATCTGACTCAATTTCTGAGATAAATACAGTAATGAAAATGTCTGAGAAAAGATCACAAGAGCAGAAACAACAAGAAATGCAACAGCAACAGCAAATGCAACAAGAACAACTTGCTTCTCAAGAGAAACAAAAACAAATGGAAATTGATGCTGCTGCTCAAAGAGATGATAAGATGATACAGAAAGATATTACTGTAGCAGAAATTAGAGCAGCAGGTTACGGATCTATGGCAGATGTTAATCAGAATCAACAATCTGATTTTAAAGATGCTATGAAAGAGATCCGTGAAACAGAACAGTATCAGGGTCAAATGGATGTTCAGAGACAAAAGCAAAGTGATGATATGGTCAAACATTCTCAGAAGATGAGCATTGAACAACAGAAACTCCAAGTACAAGAAGATATAGCAAATAAACAGTTAGAAATAGCTAGAGTCAATAAAAATAAATATGATACTAAATCTTCTGATAAGAAGAAAAAATAGACTTAGCTATATAGTGCAAAAAATTAATTTTTAAATTTTAAATTTTCCAAGTTTATTTAGTATATTAAAGTATAACACAAAAAACCAACAACAAATGAGTGATCAAAACTTAAATCCTGATGAACAGGTACAAGACTTTACAACGGTAGGTCAGGTAGATGTAGATATTGATTCTCTTTTTGGAGCACCAGGTGCAGATAGTATAATGCTACCAGGTGATGAAAAAGAGCCAGAAAAAAAATCAGTCTTCACAGCGGAGAAGACAGACATGACGTTCTTTGACAACCCAGGAGCACAAACTAATGATGACAAATCAAGTGCTTCTGAAAAACAAGCAGAAGTTGAAGAAACTATTAATGAGCTTAATGATTTAATTATACAAGAAGAAGATGCTGGTAACAAAGGCAGACCTAAAGTAGATAAATCTGGCTTATATGATTTAGCAACTAAAATGATTGAGGAAGGATCTTTAGTACCTTTTGATGATGATAAACCATTAGAAGATTATACTACAAAAGATTTCCGTGAGCTATTTGAAGCTAACTTCCAAGAAAGAGAAAATCAAATTAGACAAAATACTCCAAAAGAGTTTTTTAATGCACTTCCAGAAGAACTTCAGTATGCAGCTAAATATGTAGCAGATGGTGGAACAGATCTTAAAGGTCTATTTAGAACTCTTGCCCATGTGGAAGAGATGAGACAATTAGATCCATCTGATGAATATGATCAAGCAGAAATTGCAAGACAATATTTACATGCTACACAATTTGGTACTCCAGAAGAAATTGAACAAGAAATTCAGGATTGGTCAGAATTAAATAGACTTGAACAGAAAGCTAAACAATTCAAACCGAAGTTGGATAAAATGCAAGAGGATATTGTAAATAGAAAACTTGCAGAACAAGAGTATAAAAAACAACAACAAGCTGAACAAGCTAAAGCTTATCAAGATAATGTATATAACACACTATCAGTTGGTGAACTTAGTGGAATCAAACTTGATAGAAAAGTTCAAAGTAATTTATATTCTGGATTAGTTCAACCAAACTACCCTTCAATTTCTGGTAGACCTACAAACTTACTAGGCCACCTTTTGGAAAAGTATCAGTTTGTAGAACCAAGACATGACCTGATTGCAGAAGCATTATGGTTACTTTCTGATCCGGATGGTTATAGAAATAAAGTAAAAGATCAAGGAAACAAACAAGCTGTAGAAAAAACAGTAAGACAACTTAAAACAGAAGAAAGTAGAAAAAATACTTCTTCAAATGGTGTAGAAGACAGATCAGAACCAAGAAGTTCTTCTAAACCAACAAGAACAATATCCCGTTCAAATAATAATATGTTTAAACGGTTTTAATTAGTAACAATTTAAAAACAAATAAAAAATGGCAACTCCAGTTTTAAACAATGGTATATTCCTCAGAGATACCGCTTACAATGCAAGTTCCCATGTGGATTCATACCACTTGGTTAACATGCTGAAAGATGCTGAGCCTATGGACTTAGGCCCAGTTGACTTATGGGCTATGGCTCAGAAAGTTGAAATG